ACTTCTGGATCTCCTTCCGCAGCTTCCTCGCCTCGTTCGTAGCCACCTGCTCGTAGCCCTGGAGAAGGCTATCGATCCGCATCATAAACGCGTTCTGGCTCACCGGACTCAGTTGCTGCCCCTGCTGAATCGCCCCATTCAGGTACTGCATCAACACCCCGATCCGACCCGCATAGTTCTGGCCGGGCTTCGCAGGCACAGGGATACCCACCAGTAGCGTCGGGATCGTCTTGGTCTCGTCCTCCAGCTCGTCCGCCGCCTTCTGGCCCGGATCCCGGAGCAACCGCTTCACGAGGCTCGGGTCATCCAATTCCATGATGCTCTTGTCCAGCTCCACCTGATCCACCCACGGGCTGTTCATAAACAACTGCTTACGGTTGATGGCCTGCTGAACCATCATCTGCCGGCTCACCATGTCCATGCCACCCTTCGGCTCCAGCTCGTACTGATCGTGCAGCGCGATCGGGTCCGCCTCCAACGAGTCCTCGGCAAACCGGTACCGCAAGCTCTTGGAATCATACTGCACGTAGAGTCCCCACGCCTGCCGGTACAATTTGCCCAGTGCCATGCGGAACAGCCGAGCCCGGAGATCCCCGCTCTGCATGGCCTGAGCGTTGATGCTCTGGATCTCGGTCGCCGTCCTCCGATCACTTCCACCGCTCATCACACTGCCCATCGCGTAATCCGGGCTACCGATCCGGTTCTCCGCCACGGCCCGTGTCTGGTTCAGCTCCTGATCAAAGCTCACCGGCGGCTGCGGCATCTGCACCGGAGCCACGCCATAGGGGAGAATCTGCCCCGGCTGGAACCGCAGGTTGATGCTATTGGGCAACTCCCGCTCCGCCCGGAACAGCGGGCGATTGTACAGCGTCATCGCATCATGCTTGTGGTTCCACATCGAGGTCATGGACAACTCGAACGGAGCTAGGATCTCGCACACGCCCCGCGGGCTGAACCAACCCTTGTCCTTGATCTCGTAGGGGAAATCGATGAATGGCAGTTGGCCATGGTCATAGGGGAGCTCCATGGGATCCCGCAGATCCAGATCCACCGCCGCGGGGCTATACAGGTAAACCTCCCACACCCCGTCATCCCGCTTTCGGTACACCTCCCAGACAATCACGCCATCGGTGTTGTTGGTGTACGTGATACCCTCGCGCAATTGCTTCGCATCGTCCTCGGTCGCAGCCCCCGGGATATTGTCATCCTGCTGCGGGTTACCCCGGATCTTCTCAATCGTTTTGGAATCACTCTTCCACCCAAACTGGCCAGCCATCCGCTTGTACGCTGGCACACTCATCGGCATCACATGCACCGCCCAGTCCGCATCCTGTAAATCCGTGGTATACGCCGGCACCACGAAATACATCGGATCCACCGCCTCAAACCCCACCCGCTTATCACCCGGATTCCAGAAGCACTTCATCACCCCGCGCCCGCTCATCAGCGTGTAATCCACCCAGGAGAGGACCTCGTCAGTAAAGTTGGTCTTCTCCCGGATCTTATAATTGAACCAGTCCTCCGCCACCTTCGTGTACGCGTTCAACTGCTGGCGCATCGGCACAAAGCTGGCCACCACATCCATCCCCAGCGCCTGCTGGAGGAATAGCGGCTTGAGCTTCTCGATCGCGGTATCGATCAGCGGCCAATGCAGGTCCGCGGCCTTCGGCCATGGCTTGTTCGTCCGGCGAAGACCATGATGGCGCAACTCATACCACCGAGTCTGCCGCAGCTCCCACGGGCTCCGCTGGCCCACGGCCTCAACAATCTGCCCCTGCAACGCATTCCGCTGTTTATCGCTCATCATAAATGTCCTCCCCTCCTTTATCCCCCTACCTCGCAACCAGCAAGCGCAACCCCCTCCGGTTCAATCGCCCCAAGCTCATCCTCCATCCGCTCCAGCAGGCTCCGCCCATCCTCGCCCAGCGCCTTCATGTACTCGTCCATCCGCTTCCCGCCACCACCACAGAAGGCCAATACCATCGCATCCGCCCGATCCGGACTGTTCACCCCTCTGGCGCGTAGCTCATCCTTCCCCTCCAGCGTCAACTTCCCCTTCCCGTTCGTCCGCACCTTCCGGCTCACGAACTGTTGTAACAGCACCTCATCCGTCCCGACCGGCCCCAGGTTCACCTTTCCCTCCTCCACCATCCGCCCAAACTCAATCCACATCTCCGCCGCCCGATTCACAAACTGATCATCCCGGATGGCCCGCTCCCCGAAGTTCACCCGCCTCACATCCCAACCCTCCGCCCTCAGGGCATCGCACATGACCACTCCCATGCCACCCACATCCGCGTAGATGTCCTCGGCCTTCAGCTTCCACTTCCGGAACTCCGCGATGAACCGGCCCACGCTGGCCATCGTGTCCTTGTCCCGCCAGCGGATCAGCCCCTTCACCGTGTTCCCATGGCGGATGACCATCACGCTCTCATCCCCGCCGGCTGAGAAATCGCAGCCCGCGGTCAACCGGTGCCCCTCCGTATCCTCCTTGGGTGGGCCACTCACAACCTTCTGCCAGTCAGCGGTTTTGACCGCGGTCAGGCTCCCGTCATCCTCCATGAACTCCGCGTAGATCATCGAGCGCACCAATGGATGACCCTCTCCCCAGCGGGCCATCTGCTCATCAATCCACTCCTTCCGGATATGCGGACAATCGTAAGCGGTAACGGTAAAGGTCTGCCACTTGCCATCATTCCTCCGGAATACATCGTAGAAGTACCCGGAGCTGCCACCAGGACTGCTCATCAGCAGCGTCCGCGTCGGCTGGCACCGCTCCATCGACTGGAAGATCCCGTCCGGAACCGCCTTCGCCTCGTCCACAATGTACATCAAGTCATTGCTCGGACCCTGCACATGCCAGCCCTCCGCCTTCTCCGGGTTGCTCGCTGAGAATCCAATGCACCGGCTGATCAGCTCCTGGCCATCCACCTTCTTGGGATAGAGGTATCGGATCTCGCCGTCCTTGATCGAGAATCCATTCTCCTCCCCTCCCAACCCATTGATCATCTTCCGCAGATGAGGCCACAACGCGTCGGCCACCTGTCGGTACACACCAGCGGTACACACCACCAAGCTCCCCGGCCAGCGGAGCATGTGCCAGACCACCGCGCTCGCCGCCACCATGCTCGTCTTGCCAGAGCCGTTCGCAGCCTTCAGAGCCACCTTCGAGTGCTTCTCGTTCAACGCCCCCAACACCGCCTCCTGCCACGCGTAGGTTTCACGTAGGCCAAGCATCATCTTGGGGAAGTTCTTCAGCTGCTGAGCCTCCTCCAATAGCTTGCGCTGCTTCCACGCAGGGATGTGAGAACCCATGCCAAGTGAAGGGGATTTCTTGCGCTTAATTTGCTTGACGGGCATAAAATTTGGTTTGGGACGGGGAGGGGGTATATAGGTAACACCCACCCCCCTCTTGGGGTCCTGGTCCCCCCGTGGTCTTACTTCCCCCCTCCGAAGGCACCGAGTAGTGCTCCGCTTACCGACAACTCCTTTCCTCCTTTGCCGGTGTGTTCCAATTGAGCTCGAGCTACGTAACCTCGGGTTCTCTCCAGTAACCATGCGGAGCCCTGCCAGCCGGGACCGCAGGAACGGACTACTGAAGATAACTCCACTTCTCCATTGAATCGGGCTTGTTCCAGTTCTGCTGCGAAAGCCGGGTTCCTGGCAAGGTAGCTTTGCCAGCCGGATCCGTTGTTCCAGAACCCACAGCCAATCGCGATCCGTTCCAAAGGAATCCCAAGGCGAGCGGCTTCAATCGCTTTTTTTGTGACTTCAGTGGAAAGGACTTTAAGGGGTCTCCCAATCTTCTTTCCATTCCTGGTCATTCCTTTCTCAGGGACAACCTGAACCTCGAGTTCCTTCGTTTCCTTTCCCTTTGCCATATCGGCGCATTCTCCCCTCATTCTCCCCCTTGCAATCTTTTTGTTGCCCGAAGTTGACAAGTACCGCCTTCTTTGCGATCCTCCCCCCGTGAACCGATAGTCGGTTCCTTCCTACACCATGAAAACACGCTCAAAACTCCTCCGTGCGCTGGCCTTCCTAGCGCTTAACCTCCTCCTTCTCCCGGTAATCTGGCTCCTCGTTGACGCTATCGTTGGAGGTGCCTATTGAAAATGCGCCCCGAACACTACACTTGGTTACTCGATTCCTGCCGCCCGCTTGCCGACCGACTCCCCGCGCACCGGGAGTTTATCCGGAAGGAAGGCAAGGCAAAGGACATTGAAAAGCGCCTGCGTTGGGACCTGTTCTATTCCGTGAATCGTGCTGCCGGTTCAATGGACACATGGTGTTACCTTCAGACTTCCCATATTGACACGGCGTTGCGTGCGATCATGAAGGAGATTGAAGGGGGTGCCCAGTGAACCTTTACCGTTGCAACGGCTTCCGTTCCGTTCGCGCTCTCGGGATCCGGGACGCCGCCGGGGTTTTCGCGAAACGTGCCGCCCGCCGCGCATTTGGAAGGCGCGGACTTGTCCGAACCCTCGTGGAGGATTCCTACACCCGGAACCTGTCCATCGTGGAGTTCGCCGCTTTCATCGGATATCCGACAGGTCCCAACGAAACGACGGGCCACAATGTTCGTTTTACCGTGATCCATGGAGGTGCCCAATGAACGGATTCATTCTCCACGAAGATCGCGACCGTGTGATAATCGCGACGGGCTTTGAGTCGCCTTCCGACAACCGGAAGACGGGCGATATGATCCAAATTTGGATTCTCGTTCGCTCCATGGATCCCGTCCGCGCAATCAAGGAAGGGTTGGACCGTTTGATTTGCGGTTCCTGCGTCCATCGGGGCGACGGGCACGGGAAAGAGCGCTCATGCTACGTCAACGTGGGCCAAGCTCCGCTGGGCATTTACCGCGCATGGAAAGCGGGCGCATACCTTCCGTTGCCCTCAGCCTCCGTTTTCGCAGGCCGGAAAGTCCGTTTCGGCGCCTACGGAGACCCCACGCATCTCCCCCTTAGCCTTGCGCTCGCGATCGCTGGCGTTTCTTCCGGATGGACAGGCTATACCCATCAGTGGAGAAAACCCTCCTTGCAAGGGTGGCGTTCCCTTCTAATGGCTTCCGTGGATTCCATCGCTGAACTTGTGATCGCCCGCTCGATGGGCTGGTCTACTTTCCGGGTCGGTTCCGAAGCTTCGGTAGGCGAGTCGCTTTGCGCTTCCGAAAGAGTCGGGACCCCCTGCATGGATTGTCTCCTATGCGCCGGGGCCCGTGGTGGAATCGAGTCTGTCCATATTCCGCCCCATGGGACCGGAGCCACGCATTTCAAGGAAGGAGTGGCCAAGTGACCGACCTATTCCGCGCCCTTGGCTATCTCCTCCTTGGCGCTTTCTTCGTGTTCCTGATGGTTCTCTCAGCCCTAGCCGGCAACGGTTGACAAGTCGGCCAGTCTCTCCCTTTCGCATCCCCTAGGTTCCCCCTAGGGGCTTTTCTTTGCCCGGATCCGGCGTCCACTCGGTTCCCTTCCTTCCTTCCTTGCCGATCGCCCGCCCCCCCCTAGGACACCCAATGTCCAACCAGGTGAGACACGCGATGTCCTACCCTTATGAACCGCGCCCACAACTTATGCACCGGCCCATACCCCATACAGAATTCGGAATTCGGAATCTTGAAATCCGGAACCCGCTGGCCCCGAGAATGGAGCGGGAGAATGGAGCGGTAGAAAGTGGGCCAATCACATCCATCTTGGCCTCATGAACTCAATGAGATGCTTGTTATCCGGATACTCCGACTTGGCTTGATCAAACGACTGCTCAAATAGCTTGGTGAACTGTTCTTTGAACTGCCATGAAGAGCGATCAACAGCCACATTTCGCTCTGCCTGTTTACACATAACATACGATCTGAGCTTTCCTTTGATCTCATTCAGCTCCCAATCCTGCCATGTCTCCATGTGCAATAGCTTCGAGTAGCGCCTTCTGATTCTCTTATTAACATACTCACACCTGTCATGGAGTGTCTCGAAGAACAGATCAGAAAGTATCGAGTTGCACTCATGGCATGATGGAGTTGTGATGCCAACAGAAGCTCCGCATTTTCCGTTTCTATTCTCAAGAGATAACATCGAGAACGGAATCGCATGGTCCCGATCGGTTGGTTCGGTTCCGCAGTAGAAGCAAGTGGACCACGATCCGAAACGGAAGTTGTTGGGCACCCAAGACTCAAGTTTGGCCAGCAATTCCTTGCTCGGCTCGGTCGTTTTGACGTTTGAGAACTTCATCACGAGCATTTGAGGCTCTGAACATGGATTTGCAAGCGGCAAAACACCATCTCGGAGCCCCGTCCTTTCTGGCGGTCCGGATCGCCTTTGTGAATGCGCATTCGATTCCACCCCTCCGACGCACTGGCGACCCCTTTCCGCTCCAGCGCTGGGCATCCATATCCATCCATCGGACCAGCCATTCCGGTTTCAGTGCTCCGATACCCCTACCTCCTACCCTCCGGATCCACTGCTTCCGAGTTTCGCAATCCAGAATCAGGGGTTCTCAAAAATTGCCGCCGAGCGCGGGGCGTCTTAAAACGCCCCCGCAGCGTCTCGGCGATGCTATTTTTGACTCCCTTTTAAGGGAGTAGTAAGACTCCCTTTTAGGGGAGATAGCGGGGGG